TAGCAAACGCCTTAGTCTTGTCAATGATCTTCTTGTACTCGGCAACAAGGTCATTCTGAGAAGCAATTTCAACAGACTTAGTAATGGTCGTAGAAACACCATTAAGAATCTCGGTGGTAGTTTGCTGTACGATCTGCGTCTGCGACTTAAGCAAAGACGTAATGTTGCCGAAGCCAACGATTGCAGATTTCGTATCGTTGTAAAGAGCTTGCGCCAGACTAATCTTGTTAGCCAACTCGTCGCGCTGGCGACCAATGCCCGCAAGAATGGCCTGTTCTTTAGCCGCATAAGCGGTTAGTTCACCAAGCGCAGTCTGAGTAATAAGTTTGTTATCGAACGCCTGTTGAGCCGCATCGGTAATGTTCTTGAAACTATCAACAACCTGGCCTTCAAATTGACCGACAACCGGGGCAGTCTTAGCCATATCTTTAAAACCAGCAATAGTATCAGCGAACGAAGTGTTGAACTTCGAAGCAGCATCCGCCAAGTCTTTATACGCCTGAAGCGCGTCGTCATAAAGTTTCTTCGCAGCAGCGGCAGCATCCGCAACAGCTTTAGCGTGAGCCTTCGCCGCAGCAGCAGCAGCCTTCTGCGCATCCGTGAGCGTCTTGGTTGCGCTAGTAGTTTTCCCAGTAGTAAGTGGAGTAAGCGCGCCAGTAGTTCCCTTATTCTGAGAACTCATCCACGCAAGACCCTGCGCATTCAACCGATCAGAAGCCGCTTTACTGCCACGATTAGCATTAGACGTCGCTGCGCCACCGGCAAGGATATCAATCCAAGCACCAATAACAGGAATGCCCTTAACCCAATCACCCTGTTGGAAACTTCCAAAAAACTTATCCAACGCACCCTTAACGCCTGGAATGGAGTTCTTAACGTTATCCATAGCCATACCAATACGGTCAAAGCCAGCAAAAACGTTATCCATCGCATTAGAGAAATCGCTACTTGATAGATAGGCTGCCAAATCTTTCAAGGCAGGTAGAAGGTAAGCACCGATTTGCTCTTGCAGATTCTGCATAACGATACCGATTTGCGCATACGGATCATTGTTTGCGGCAGCTTCAGCAGCACCTGTGAACTGTTTTGCCAAAGCACCAAGTGGGTCGGCGACACCCTTGACATTCAAACCAAGTTTTTGCAAAGCACCGGAATTACCCTGATACGCCTTGCCAAGCGCGATAGTAACCGCACCCAAATCCTTTTGAGTACCAGCAGAAACATCCAACGCAATCTGCATAATGCGCGTGGACTTCTCAACATCGCCAGTAGCACGAACGAGTTGTGCAAAAGCCGGGCGAATCTTGTCATCGGCAACGGCTGCCTGATTCTGCATCGCCGCGATAGAACGTTCAACCGATGCAATCTGTGCATCGTTCGCACCAGTAGTCGCACGAAGCTGCTGTGCTAGAAGTGCTTGGCCTTTTAGATCTTCGACAGTTGCTTTAGTTGCTTCTTTAAGTTGATTTATAACTTCAGAAACACCAAACGCCAAACCTGCCGCGCCGAGAATTGATTTGATACTTGCGCCAAATTGTTTGAATTCTGATTCTGATTTCTTCAGACCAGACGAGTCAACCTTGTAACTAATCGGATAGACAAGACCGGCCATTTAAAGATTCCTTAACGTTTCGCGCGCTGCTTCTTCTATTGTAGCCTTTATCTGGTGTTCGACTTCAGGCTTAGACTGGTCGCCAGCAGGGTACACATAACGCGAGGCGCGACGCTCACGGTTCAACCGGGCAATCATTGCACGACCCGATTTCGTATTACCCTCAGAGCGTCTACCAGCCATATCGGTTACGACAGAAGCCGGGCTATTCACAACAACACTCAACAGCGGTGAGATAGCAGAAGTCTTAGACGCGGTTGCCTTGAATCGCAACGTGGTTGAATTTGCAGGTTTACCAACACCCCAACCCAGGCGACCATTGTTGTTCATACCGCGCAAAACAGAAATGGTAGGCAGATTGTTTTTAATCGCAGTTTGGACAGGCTTGCCAATTTCCTTGACACGCCTGACCAACTGCTTCCGAAGGTCTGGATCTACACGCCTCAACGACCTGAGAAACTGGTTTACAGTTCCGTCGACAGTAGGCATCTTTATCCGTTCAATTGATTGCGACCCTCTAGATACTTTCCCATCGTGAAAAGCATCCGGTCAGATTCCAGCATTAGCAAACTAGGAGCAATACCAGTTTCACAAGCGAGAGCCGCAATCCAATAAGTCGCCGAGGTTTCCCCCAGCGGTTTTATTTTGGGCTAATCTGCGAAGCCCCAGCCGATTCGACAAGTTCAACCCAAGCGTCGAACTGAAGTTCAGTCTGCTTAGTGCGGTGCAGCGAATGCCACGCCAAGAAAAGCAAGTGAGTAAACTTCATTTCGGTATCAAGCTTGGTAACGCTTAGGTTAAACTTGTCTTCGAATGCAACTAGGTCTGGTGCAGAAGCGGTAACTTCTTTTGCTTCGCCAGACTGAAATTCAATGCGTAGGTTGATTTTCAATTTTTATCCTTAAACCGTACCACGGACAACGGCCGACGCGGTCGGCCAAGTAACACTCACAGTTGAGAGATCGCCGACAGTACCCGAAATAGGGTCATATGCGTTGATAAGGCAAGTGGTGGTGTACGACGGGTTGGTTGCCGAAACAGCAGTTCCAAGTGGCTTGATAACAACAGTACCAATGGTGTTGATTAGCGGCCAGATAGTAGCGTCGACTGAACCCGCTGCGTAATCCTGCAAGAAGTCAAGCTTTACAGTACCTGAAAGAATGCCACCCTGGACAGTCTTCCAAACCTGTGATGATGAACCGAAAACGGTAGTGTCTACTTCGTTCGACTGAACCGATAGGGTTGCTGCGTGAAGTGATGAAGTCAGGTCAGTTCCGTTCAACGAAATCTGAAACTGAGTGGCGACGAACTTTGCCATTAGTTGTTTCTCCTAGTTTGCATAAACAATGACTGCGAACTCCGCAGCCAAGTATGGTGTATCTCCGATTGTAATTGAACCGTAAGAGTTCAATCCGGTCACTCGGAGATCGTTTGCCTTTCCACCAAGTGTCCTATCCGATTCTATCGCACGTTTAACACTAGACGAGCCAGACGAAGAACAAAAAGCATCCATGCTATTTTGCCCGGTACGTTCAGAAGCACGACCAACAATAACAGTCACTTTGAAATTTAGGGTATCTAGGCCGCGAGCCATAGACGCATCGAACGCGATGCTAGTTGGTTCGACGATAGCGATAGGCGGGGTTACAGTATCCGGCACGATGCTATTAGTACGAAGCCCTGAAATAGTCGCAAGGTTAGTTGCGATACCAGAACGAATCTCGCTAATAGTAGCCATTAAGCAAACCCATTCACGCGACGATAAGGTTCGACCAACTGGCGAACATCCGGGTCGAGCTGAGAACTAACACGCATAACACCGAGGTCGCCGAAACCTGCAACACCTAGCGGGGAATCGTTACGCTTGAAAATACGTGAAGCCTGGATAACGCAAGCCTGAGTAATAGCCACAGGCACAGCATCCCAGCCCCAAGTTCCAGTAACCTTCACCAAAGCATTACCGCCAATGGTAGGAAACAGGTAACGCCATAGGGCGCGGATACCAGTAATAGGGGCAACGATACCATCGGTAGGATACGAAGCGTTTAGCGGTTCGACCTGGTAGTCGCCGTTGTTCTGACCCGATGAAGGGTTAGCCCAAATCGTGTCATAGTTACCGTTCGAAGTTAGCGCGGTAGCAACCTCGGTAATTGACTGAGCATCATCAATAGGGCAGAAGTAAGGATCGCTTGCATTAAAGAAGCGGTAACCTGACCCCATTGAGTAAAAGACGCGTGCGCAATACGAGTCGATAAGGCGACTGGCAGAATTGATTGCAAGCTCGATTAGAGAGTCGTCTACGGAATCCGTAATTCGGAGCGCGCTTTTAACTTGCGCGAGCGTTGCGTAACCATTAGTAATTGCCATGCTTACAGTTTACCCGATAGACGCGCTTTAATATCAGTTGATGAAATGCCAGCCGTGTACGGTAGATAAACCAAACCAATGCCGCGTTCATCTAACCAATCTTGCGTAAACCCCATTTGCTTATAGTAGTCACGCCTAGCCCAATCAGAACCGATAACAACTAAATCAGGAGATGCGGCTTCAATCGCGGTTTTACTATCTGCGCCGTCATAGTTAGGCATAACAAAATCGACATAACGGCAAGCTTCTAGAACTGCTTCACGCTCGGCATAATTCATAACTAAGCCTTTGCCCTTGTAGGCAAGGATGAACTCATCCGTGTTGAG